GGCACTTTTTGTTTGGACTTAATGCGCCATCAATTAGATGGAGTCCATTTCAGACCAACTTGCACCAGTGTTCAAAGTGCAGAGGTCAATGATGATGAACTCAATCGTCTTGACAGGCTTGATGCCAATCTTGACGCGAAGTTCGTTCCTATCAATAACCTCTGGGGTGTTGTTGGAGGAATCGCAGATAATCACGAAGTCGTACAAACCACCACGGTTCACCAGGTCCTGGAAGAACGGCGTGATTGTCTTCACATACTTCTCACGTGTTGCCTGAGTGTGTGGCTCGTACAGGAACTGGCGTGACGCGAAGTACACATACCTCTTGATACGGCCAAGTAGACGGCGAACATTGACGCGGTCCAACGCGCTCTGCCTCGTCTGGAATGTCTTCTGACCTTCCTGAATGATGCCATCGTTGAGATAGTGGATTGCGTAGTTCCAGTTGGTGTCGTAGATTTCACCAGCCTGCACCCTGTTGGGATTGAAGGAGCATTCAACCATGTTGATTACGCCTCGGCGCATGCCAGCAGGAGCGTCCCACCAGTTGTACTGCTTGTCCGTGAGGATGTATGTACCCATTGCCTTGATTGACGGAGGAACCCAGAGGGTGTCGCCCGTGTAGTCAGAAATGGTGCGGTACCAGTTGAGGTAGCCTGCGCCATAGGAGGTGTTGAATCCAGCAATCTTGGACAGGTAAGGAAGGATGTTGATGTCAACATTCGTGTCCTTCTTCGTCTTGCGAACCACCTGCTTGTTGCCAATGAGAACCATGGAGCGCGGACCTTCTGTGCAGAACATGCAATCGCCACGGAACTTGCAGAAGGTGTCGAACTTGTACACGATTGTCTTCCAATACGACAGGTCAGTGTTCTTGTTGAACTTGAAGTAGGAACTATACTTGACAGGCTCGTAAAGACCACCAACATCCTCGCCATCGTCAGCGCTTGGGTCGTAAACCTGCTTGACGAACTGAGCAATGTTGGAGATACCAGCGTCACACACAACATCAACCTCAGAAGTGTGGATGTCGCTCATCGTGTCCAGAATCTTGTTCAAGGACTGAGCAATTGTTGTGTACGCGATGATTGGCTCTGCCATTTCTGGATAGAAACCAAGCATGATGTTCGCATCGTCAATGTTCCTCTGGGACTCCACATAACGCTTCTGGGCGTATGCGCAATCTTCCATGATGTCAGCAACTGCCTGGAGAAGGTCAGCGAGCTTCTGATAGTACTGCGCGTTGAGGTAAATCTTCAGCGTGAGATACTTGAGCGTGAACTCGTCAGCAGCGTCAGGGTCCTGCGTTCCAGAACGAGGCTTCATCTTCTCCTTCTTCGTTGTGTCAATGTTCACGATTGCGTCAAGTTTCGCCTCAAGAGCGTCCTTCTTCGCAAGCAGCGTGTCAGGAGAATCAACAGAAGAATTCTTCTTTCCATCAGGCTTCTTGTACTGGATGCCAGCAAGAACTCCAATGTCGTTGTAGGACTTGTACAAATCCTCAACATACTTCGCGCCAATGGTCTTTGCAGACTCAGTTGCAGTTGTGCTCTGGGAGTTTGCGAAGTGCATGTCCAGCTTGTCAAGGTTGATTTTCGCCTTCTTGAGGTAGCGGAGTTTCGCCTTGAACTTGCCGCTCTTCTCAATGGAGTTGATGATGAGCGACTGGATAGCCTTTTGCCTTGCCACTGCCCACTGTGGTGAATCGTACACGCCCTCGTCAGCAGAATGACCAGGAAGAATTGCCTCTGGGTCAACCAGATTCTCAAAGTCATAGATTGCGCGGAGGTAGTCAGTGGAGTTGAATATGGACAGTTCTGACAACTTCATCGTGTCAATGTCTGGCTCAAAGAAGTTGATGTAATCGTCAGGCTCGTATGTCTCGCCCTTCAGACCAATGGTCTTGCCCATCTTCATTTCATAGTCGTATGCGTCAAGGTCAAAGTCCTCAATGTCCTCCTTTGGCAGAAACTCAAAGGAAATCGTACCTTCAGAGTTGTTCTTCTGGTCGGCCTTGTCCTTGTCCTTCTTCTTGATGGTGTAGGTGATTTCAGGCAGCTTCGTGATGAGCTTGTCAGAAACCTTGAAGTAACCTTCAAGTTCAGGCATGAGGGATGCAACCTCTGCTGGATACAACTTTTCAATCCTGGAGGAATCCAGAGCCTCGCCATACGCCAGAGTGTTGAGTTCGCAGATTGGGAACTTCGCGTCCTGGTTGTAGAACTGAATCAAGCTTCCAATTGTCTTCTGCGCAAGGTCTGCCATTTCTGGGTCATCGTTGTTGGTGTCCAGCTCAAGGGTGTAGTCCCTTGGTGCAGCAAGACCAGGAAGGTTTTCGTCAACATCCTGTGGGTCGCCAAAGCCAAGCATCCTTGCAGCATAAGCTGAGAACAAGGTTGCAGCCTGATACTCTCTGTTGTTCTTGACCTTCTCCTCAACCACCTTGTAGTCGGAGTTAGAGCCAACAACGAAACCGTGGTCAGGATTCAGAACCCTCTGTGGCTTGTTGAGGTTGGAGAAGCAGTAGATGTACTCAGAGTTGTTGTTAACAATCGTGTCAATGAAGGTTGTGCGTCCCTTCTCGTCACGTCCCATTGGGTCAAGAGAACCAATGAATGTCTCAACAGCCTCAAAGTCAATCTTGCCATCCTCAGTTGACACGAAAGCCTTGAACACAACAACGCACACATCGTTGCAGACGAATGGCTTGAACTTGCCGTCAACGAAGTTCGCGTTGACAAGGCAGGACTGAGCAATCGTTGCTGCCTGCTCTGAAAGGGAAGCAGTAAATGTCTTTGCAGTGCTCATCAACTGCGTGTGGAGGTCAGTCTCCTGGAAGGTGATTGGCTTGTACTCAGCAGCAGAAGCAGCACCTGCAGGGAACTCAATCGTCCTCAAGTTGCGCACTGGCTGATAAAGTTCGTCAACAGGAGCCTTGACTCCAGTGGATTTCCTCTGGAAATACGCGGTGTTGCACATCGTGGTGATTACAGGCACAATGCCAATGCAATACCTTGAATCGCGCTCATCGCGCTTCTCAGCAATCTCAACAGCCCTTGTGTAGACAGCCCTTGTTTTGTCAACAAGGTAAATCGTATTGAGTGCAGGAGAGGATTCCCCAGTCTCATACTCGTCAACCAAGTCCATTGAAAGGAAGTCCTGACCTTCTGGAGAAATCAACTGAAGTGAATTCAGACCCATGTCCTTCATTGACGCATAGTTCTGATAGAACTTTCCATTCACGCCATTTGGCTGGTCGTCATCCTCTTCAAGATATTCCCTTGAACCATCAGGAAGAAGCTTGTCATAGTAGACCTGGCCCTGTTCCTTGTCAAAGTAGTACAGTTCCCTGTTTTCGCTAATTCTATACTTCGCAGCAGCGTAGATGCCGGCGATGTCGTTGGAGTATGGAATCTTGGCAGCGTAAAGGAAGCCGCCCTGATTCAGAACCTCCATGCCTGCGTTGTAGAAATATTCCTCAGCCTCGTTGGTTGGAGCGCCGAACTTGAGAAGCCATGCAGAGCGGTTCGTGATTTGGAACGGCTCAAGGTCTTCACCCTTCTGCGCAAAACCAGTGATAAGGCAGCCTGTACCCAAGTTGGTTGTTGTATAG